CGTGAAGGTCCATCCCGTCACCGTGGTCAGGTAGGGCGTGTTGCTCCAGTCCTGTTCGAATCCGTCTTCCGTGATCGTGCCGGAAGGACCCACGAACTCGGCCGCTGTGCCACCCGCAATCGTCGTTTGGTACTTCTTGAGAGTGCCGCCCACCCATCGCCCGAACGTCTCGTATTGGGGCAGTGTGGGAACCAGGCCCATGTCGAACGTGGCTGCGACTCCGCCCGTGATCGTGCTGAGGTAGTCGTCGTTGGACCAGCCGGGAATGAACCGCTCGCTGGACGTCGTGTAGGCATCGGGCAGCGTGAACGTAGCCACCAGATCGCCCGAGTAGGAGATCGTGACCGTCCAGTTGGCAGCCAAACCGGGAGACGCGCCCGCAGTTTCGAACGACTTGTTGGAAAGAGTCACGCTGCAAGACTAGACGATCCGCGGAGTCGTGCCTACCTTGCGACGAGGCGTACCAGCCGAGTCAGATTCACCATGTACGTTCGTATCGCCCTTGGGATGAGCGGTCCCGAGTTCGTTGCCTTCTGTGCGGCCCTTCGCCTGCCCTTCCCCGTCGATGGATACCCGAAGATCGATCCGCCGCAGCCCGATGTTCTTCCGTCGCCCTGATCACTCCGACCACGACTGACGGCTCGCGTTGATCTTCGCGACGTTCAACTCCCCACCATCGATCACGCGGATCCCATGCTTCTTGCCGACACGCACGAAGATGTCCGCGAGCAACCGCCGATGACACTGCATGTTCGCCGGATCGAAGGGTAGTGCCTCACCCGATCGGTTCGCGTCGTACACCGTCTCGGCCGGATGGTGAGCGGGACAGTAGCATGTCGCAACCGCAAAGTTCGTCTCACGCAGTACCGTCAGGAACGCATCGGGACTGTGGCGGTAGAGGTCGCGCTGCTCTTGCAGGTAGGCCGGCACGTAGGACTGCCAGGCTTCGTCGAGTGCTTCGTGACGCTCCGCTTCGTCTGACATCCGACTAGCGGCACTGCGATCCTTCAAGATCGAGTCGAGAAGACTGGGACTCGGCGCGAATTGGACCCACGTGGATGAGAACGATCGCGAGGACACATCGACGGTGCCTGGTCCCTTGTACGGGAGCCCTTGCCGACTGCTCTTGTGGACCGACGTGTAGAGCACCACGCATGTTTCGCGGAGGTTCGGCTCGATCATCTCGTACGGTTTGCCACTCTTCTTGAGCAACGATTCAGTGTGGAGTGAGCCCTTGCAACCCGGCCACAGGAAGCCTACCGCTCGATCGCAAACGTCGTGCATGACCTTGTTGCGATCGTATCCAGCGGCACGGTTGACCTTCTTTCCAGGCTCGTTCTGCCACCGCGCGGGATGAGAATGAACCTCACGACCCGCCGCATGAGCTGTGAACTCGGCCACCGCATCCACTCCACGCGCATGACCCGAGATGATCCGAATGCCTGTCGGCTGTGCGGTCTGATGATCGATCACTTGCCACAACGACCGATGATCACGAGCCCCGAAATAGAGTACCGATTCCATCCACTCAACGTAGACACGCTCTCGGCAATCGCTAGCATGATCGAGTGGCAATTCTCGACATGATGGATGACGTGGCGAAGCACCTACGCTCGTATCGGTTTCGCTGGCACAACGAGGCATCGCTCCAGAAGGCGGTTCATCTCGCGCTCAAGTCGGGACCGTGGAAGGTTGATCGCGAACATCGACTGAGCGAATCCGATCGCGTCGACTTTTACCTGACGAGCGCCGATGGATTGAGGCTGGCCGTCGAGTTGAAGGTGCAAGGCGACATGGAGTCCGTCCAGCGCCAGGTTGCCCGCTACGCTGCCTCAACGAAGGTGGATGGAGTACTGCTCGTGTCGACGTCCAATCGCCTCGCCATAGGCCTTGCAGATACCGCCAGCGACAAGCCTGTGCGATCAGTGGTCCTGTCGGGAGGGCTGCTCTGATGGGCGCGGAGGTGTTGTTCGGATCCATCGAAAAGAAGGATCGCAGTTGGGGGTGCGTGCGACTCCGCCGGTGATGCTGCGACTCAAGCGATGGTTTGCACAGGCGCCCCTTGGATCGGGGGACAGCCTCATGATCTACAACAACCCATCGAACTGCGCCGAACTGGTGTGGATCCTCGATCGCTACCCGATGCGCGTGGAGCCTGACGACTACTTCGAGTTGGTCGCGAAAGCCGAAGAGCAAAAAGAGCGTGAGCGGACGATTGCGGCAGTGCATGCGGGAAAGGCCGGCATCCCCCGAGGTGCGTTCCAGTTGGCGATCCCAGCGCGCGACTATCAGGTGAAGGCTGCGCAGTTGTGTTTCCACAGTGGATCGCTGCTGTTGGCGGATCAGGTGGGCTTGGGGAAAACTGCCGCATCTATTGAGCTTTTGTCATACGAGGATTGTCTACCCGCCATCGTGATCGCTCCCACGCACCTCCCAAAACAGTGGCAGGAACAGATCGTTCGATTTGCACCCAACGTCACGACACACATCACCACGCGCGTTCGGCCGTATCCATGGACCGAAGAGCCGCCCGAAGTCCTGATCACCAACTACTTCAAAGCCGTAGGGTGGGCAGAGCGAATCGTTGCAGAGGGCCGCTACAAGACACTGATCCTCGATGAGGGGCACGAATTGCGTCACTTCGACACCGAGCGTTACCGTGCGATCTTGTCGATTCGATCCACTGTCGAGCGGTGCATGTTGCTTACGGGCACACCGATCTTCAACTTTGGCGGCGAGATGTGGGCCGTCATGAACATTGTGAAGCCTGATGCGCTGGGTTCACGGCCGGAGTTCGTTCGGGAGTGGTGTGGTGGCAATGAGAACGTGGGTCAGACAGGCGCGAGTAAGCCGAAGGTGACCGATCCGCGCGCGCTTGGGATTCACCTGCGCGATGCCGGTCTCATGCTTCGTCGAACACGGGAAGACGTCGGGCGTGAACTGCCACCGTTGAATCAGATCGTGCAGGCCGTGGAAGCCGATCCGGAGCGCATCAACGAGATCAGTACGGACCTCACACTGTTCGCTCGCACACTCATGTCCAAGTCGGCCTCGAATCTCGCAAAGATGAACGCGGGTGGCCAGTTCGACTTGAAGTTGCGACAGGCTACAGGACTCGCGAAAGCACCGCATGTTGCCCACTTCGTTCGGATGTTGTTGGAAGAGGGCGAACGAGTTGTGTTGTTCGGCTGGCACCGCGCGGTCTACGACGTGTGGGCAGAGATGCTTGCGCCGTGGAAACCGGCCTTCTACACCGGCGAAGAGACCGCAGCGGAGAAGGAAGAGAGCAAGCGCAAGTTCATCGAGAAAGAGACGAACTTGCTCATTATGTCACTTCGCTCAGGCGTGGGTGTCGATGGTCTACAGGGCACGTGCAACATTGTCGTCTTTGGTGAACTCGACTGGAGTCCGGCCGTGATGCGTCAGAACTCGGGGCGTGTACATCGTGATGGTCAGGAGAAGCCAACGTTCGCGTACATACTGCTAAGTGATCAAGGTTCCGATCCTGCGATGGCGGACGTATTGCGACTCAAGACGGGACAGTTGGAAGGCATCATCGATCCGCATGCTGATGTGATCGAGAAGACGCAAACCGATCCGGAGCACGTCAAGAAACTCGCCGCATCCTGGTTGGCTCGACAGGTGCGAAAGAGCGACGAAGAGTAGGCCCATCACCTTGCGCAGACATGATCGCGACTTACCATGGTTGGATGCGAAGCGACTACGATCGATGTGAGGCACTGAAGGCGCGCGGGGAGACTCGTGCATGGCTGGGTGTGGTGTTCGTGGGCATCCTGAAACTCGACGAGAGTGACCGTGCAGAGGTGATGACCGAACTGACCAAGGCGTTCGCGGACTACCCGTTGATGCCGACGTCGTACCAGGATGAGGGACGGTTCACGGAGGCCAACGCGCGAGAGGTGTTCGCCGACCTCCTGTGGCACGATCGCAAGGGCCGCAAGATGGCTGTCGAGAAAATCGATGCTGTGTGCGAGGAACTCCTGTGCACGGACTTCTTCGGTACGGAAGGCCAGATCGACCCGCGCGGAGATCATCGGGAGTGAAGATCGCCGAACTAGCAGAAGCGCTCGCCATCGCTCAGCGCAACACCTACGAAGGCGCCGAAGAAGAGGGATTCGACGTCAACAACGGGTCCTATTACCTTGGTACGCTGTCACCCGAACAGATGCCGCGTGAGGACGTCAACCGGATGCGCGAACTCCACTGGGTTTGGGATGGCCACTTCGCTTGCTGGACACGAGGTCTGTGATGGCTCGCTCCTACGCTGACATCTGTGACTTCGCGCAACAGCAACCCGAAGACTCCACGTGGGATCCGAACCTCTGCGCGTGGTTCTTCCGCACACGGGATCCGAATGGCCCGCTGTCGAACATGGCGAGCGGGATGATGATCGATGTGCTGGACGAACACGGCAACACGCATCGGTTCGCGTCGAGTGAGCACCTCTACCAGTGCGGCCGGTTCCCCCATCGGTCGGACCTTCAGGCACTCATTGCGGGCGCACGTTCTCCCATGGCCTCAAAGTTCGCCGTACAGCCTCACCTTGCGGAGACGCGCTTGGACTGGCAGGCGATCAACGTGCGATGGATGCTGTGGGTACTGCGCATGAAACTCGCATCGAACTGGGACACGTTCGGTTGTGCCTTGCGGGACACGGACGATCGCCTCATCGTCGAGCGCTCCAGTCGAGATCCGTTTTGGGGCGCGATCCTGAAACCCGATGGCCTGCTCCATGGTCGCAATGTCCTTGGCTCACTCCTGACGTGGCTGCGCGCCTGGAGAAACAAGCACACGATCGACGAAGCGCGATCCGGCGTGTGTCCTGTGCCGATGAAGATCCACGGTTTCGCGTTGATGCGGTAGACGTCAGAGCAATCCGTTGTCCGTCATGTCTACCAATGTGAGATCTCCGAGAGTGGGAAACTCGCGCAGCGCCAGGTGAACGCTGTTGCTCTCGCCGTTCAGGAGCATCACGGGTTCGACTTCGTTCACGCCCTCGCTGTCCCGGATCGCATTGAAGATGTCCGACCATGCTAGCGAGGACACGGGCGTTCCGTCGGAGGCTTTGAGCGAGTACCCAAAATTGATCATTGGGTTTGGTACGAGGGTATTCCCGTCCGCAGCGGTCACTCCGATCGACTGCGCCAAGATCGGAGACAAGCGAAGCAGACTCGATGCCTTGATCATCACCGAGAAGAAGTCCGCGAGGTTCTGTCGGATGCTCGCTCCCACGACTGTTTTGCTGTACCCCGCGCGCCGATGGATTCGACTCTCGATCGCGACAGGAAGGTACACCGCCGAGCGAACCCGCAGTTGGAAGGTGACGGTCTTGGGTCGATCGCCCGCGGTGAACATCGTTGGGCTAAGCGCGTCCCCTACGTAGACCTCGTCCCCAAACCGCTTCGCCACGGCCTCTAGGAGGGGCGTAGAGGCCGTTCCACCATCCGTAGGCACCACGTACAGGTAGCCCTCGTTGAAGAGCACGGAGGGGTCTTGTCGGCGCGTGAGCATGAGGGACCGAGCAATGCCACTCACCTGACGGGCAACGATCTCGTAGTCCTCTCGCGCGACCGAAGCTGCGGGAACACGGATCGACTCGGGCGCCAGGATGCGGATCATCGCGTTCGACTGACGATCTTCTCCGCCATCGGTCTTCGTGAGGTTGGTGGTGGTCACACGGACAGGAATGCTGGCACTGTCGACGAACGAGCCCTCGATGGTGCGAAGTGTGTTCGGTTGCAACTTGCCAATGCTGCCCCCGCCGAACTCGTAGACGCACGCGATCAGGCCCTCGGGGATCGCGCCGTTGATGCCATTGCCGAACCGCAGCGTGCACCGATCCTGCGCGTCGATGATCGTGACGTAGTGTCGATCGAGTGGCGTTGAGGAGAGGAAGTTCCGCACCTCCGTCCAGACACCCGAGGACGTGGACACCGAAGCCGATCGATCCACGTACGGCGAGCGCGATAGACGAAACTCCTGATCGGCACGACCCGAGGAAGCGAAGGTGTTGGTGATCTCGTCGCTGTTCTTGACGATGCCTGTGATCGACGTGGTGCCGGCTGACGCAGTGAGACTCGACACCAACCGGAACTTGACGGCCGTGGTAGTGGCGTCGGTTTTGACGATCGTTCCCGCACCAAACGTCATGGGGTTGGTGAGCGCCCCATCGATGAACGTGAAGGTCTGCTCGACGGTGGCAGCGCTTGCACCTGCGGGTCGATAGCCGATCAGTTTCACCAAGCCGAGAAGTGACCGCCGTTGCTGCGCCGTGGTGATCCGAGCTTCCCGCCCGTGGTTGTTCATCAAGTACGCGAGACGATCGCCCACGTGAGCCTGCGCCGCGAGAAGATGACGCGTGAACTCCGCCAACTCCGCATCGTCGAGATCGATCGTGGGGAACAGACTGACGAACAGTTCTTTGAGCCGGACAAAGATCGTGTCTTGATCGAGTGCGGTGTAGTCAGTGGGCTTGGGAAAGTCGGCCATGGAATCTCACTTCACCTGCGTGGTGGCTTCGGCGTACGTGGGTGTTTTGGACTTGTCGCGTCGGTCTTTGGTGAGGAACCGCAACTCGATTCGACCGCGCTCATCCTCGATCATCTTCGGGTCACCCACCACGCGCTCGTAAGGCATCGCGTAGCCAAGCGCATCGAGTCCATACACGGCCGCGAGGGGACGAAACACGGTGTCGACATTGCGCTGGCGAAGTTCCTCCATGCGCGATCCAAACTCCGTGTCGTACGGCAACTCCCCCGCGAACTTGGGGCCGGTCGCTGTCGTGCCGAACGTCAGTTGTACCTTGCTCGCGCGCAGATCCTTGCCGGTGCCCGTGACAGGGTTGCCGCCGGGTCCGAGTCGAAAGGGGAGAAGGATGCCGCTCTTGGCCATGCGCGAGAGTCTACACCGACACCCACTCTCACAACGACTACAGCGGGATCTTGCTCAACAGATCGCGCAGGAAGGTCAGGATGGGGTCGATCTGGTCAAGGGCGGTCGCAGGATCGGAGTCCATCTCGATTGCAGGAATCCGCATGTCCTTCGGCATCTGCGCCAGTTCCATGAAGCCGTTGACGATGGTGATCATCTGGTTCAACGGGCCGAATCCGGTTTGCGTGTTGGCGATCGTGGACTGGTAGTTGCTCTGAACGCAGTTGAGAATCCCCGCGAGCGACGCGTTACCAGGCTTCGATGCGGCAACGGCCAGAAAGTTGATGCGCTCCTGTTGACGAATGAAGGACTGAATCTCGCTCTTGAGTGCTTCGAGGCCCGCCAGGATCGTTTCCAGGAAGGACTTGACGGCCTTCGGTGCCCACACTTGAGGTAACAGGCCCGCGATGGCTGCGACGAGTTTGACGAGTTTCTCAATGCACTTGATCAACTTCGATGGATCGGGTGGTGGACCGAGCGCGTCTTTGATTCCGGTCACGCATTCGATGAGCGTTTGCAGCACGTCCAGGATGATGAAGATTGGTCCGAGTGCGCCCATCGAGGACGACATAAGCCCGAGTTGACCTTGGATGATGGCTGACAGATCGCCACTGCCAAGTCCCATCGGCGAACACACCTTTCCACCACCAGGGAGCGGAAAGCACAGTTGGTTGGACAGCGGAATCGAGCGACAGAGCGGGATATCAAGCGGCATACATCACCTCAGATCGGACCGGCTTTTTCGAGCACCAAGCGATCGTGAATCTGGACTTGGGCCGCATCGATGTTGACGAACCCGCGCCCTTGGATGTCGACGCCTGCCAAGCCAAACAGACTCACGCCGCGCTTCTCCAAGTCGAACTCCAGACTGGCGATCACCTCACCATCGGTCACGTCCACCGCATAGATCTTCACCGCGCGCTTGCCGGGTCGTTCGTCGATGGTCACTCGGAACGACAGCTCGCCCAACTTCGAGATCTCCAACGCCTGAATGAGGTGCCCTTCCTTGCCGGCTGCTTTGATGTCCGCAGGCACGTTCGGTGTTCCCCATCCACACCCCGAGTAGATCGGTCTCTCATCGTCGCCATACAGGAACGTCACGAACACAGGACTGCCGGCTTCAGGAACAATGTGCCCACCTCGTGCCGCGCCACCACCCGCGATCTCCGGGAAGGCCCAAGGAGTGAGTGCCATGTAGCCAGGGATCTCGACGCGCACACGATGGAGCCCGAGTGGATCGTTGACCTCTTTGACGAAGCCTGGGTACTTCTTGACCTCTTTGAGCAGGCCCGCTTTGTACGCTTCGGTGTCGGTGAATCCGTCAATCATGCGCCATCTCCACTGCTCGACTTGGACACGAACTGAACCTTGCTCGTGCCGTCCTGTGCGAACACCACCTTGCTCTCGGTCTGAATGGGCGCGGTGACGTTGATGTCGGTTCCTGGTGCATCGTTGACCTTGCCTGTGGACGTGGCTTTTGCGGCTGCGAGTTGCTGTTGGAGCTGCATGTACTTCTCAGCGTCCTGTTGGTAGAGCGCCTGTCCTTCGGGATCGTTGGCGGCAATCGCTTCCTTGAACTTCATCACCGCGGGAGCCAGTTGTGCCATCTGCGTCGCGATGTTTTGCTGCGACTGAGGCGACTTGCTGGCTGCCCCACCTCCGCCACCGCCCGTTCCTGTACCGGCCGACAGAGCATCCCGCCGCAGTTTCAACTTGAGTTCGAAGTTGCCCGGCTTGACGTCGTGTTGCGCTTCGCTGACGTAGTAGTTGCCTGACAGACGCTTGCCGATCCCCTCGATGCGAATGACGTCCTTCGAGAAGATACGAGGGTCACCGATGAGGTCGAGACTGCACTTGGACGCCTTGCCGGTGCTGCTACTGAAAGCGGCCGTCGCGTTCTTCTTCGCCTCGGTGTCACTGCGCGCGCCTGTGGCCTGTGTTGACTCCGCTGCGGCATTCTCAGCATCGGTTCCGGACGACACACGCGGATCATCGGTGAAGTTCTTGTTGCCTGCACTGGTGTCGTTGATCTCGTGCGTGCCGACCTTGGCGAACACGATGACATGCGAGCCCAGTGTTGCGCGTCCCGGATCCGTGTCGTTGCTGGCTGTGCCCGTGACCTTCTTGCCATTAACCAGATCCACGCCTGTTGCAGTCACCTTGCCAGGCTTGTTCTGCACACTCACGGCATCGAATGTGGGGAAGGACTTGAGGTCGCCTTGATCGGTGTTTCGCGGCACAAATCGGAACGTGCGCATCGGTGGCGCTCCCAGTTTCTCGCGTCGGAAGTAGAAGCCTGTTTGGTCGACCGAGAAGATGAACCCGTTGCCACGCTTGGCCTCTTTCGCAGCCATCTTCGTGAGAAAGGCCGCGTCTGTCATCATCGACTTCGTGATGTGATCGTAGACCTCTTCCGTGTCGTCGATGTCTTGCAGTTCGGGACCATACCCCCACTTCTCGGCCAGTTCCTTCGCGACGTCCGAGCGCTTGACTCGATCCCAAGAGCGCGTGTCTTTGATCTTGTGGAGTAGGATGCCCTTGCCAGCGCACTCGACCTTGAAGTCAGGCCAGCCCGGTGTGTACTTCTGCACGATGACATTGCGCAGCGGAGACTTGTTGCCTGGATAGCCCCATGACACCGCCAGTTCCGCGCCACAGTCGAACGTGGGATCGTCGGGGTAGATCATCTGGTCATTGAGAAAGGTGATGCTGCACTTGTCGGCCTTCTTCTCGGTCGACACGTAGGACAGTTCTTTCCACTTGATCGGCAACAGCACCGGCTTGCCATTGACCATCTTGTAGATCGAGACACTTGGAGAGAACCGTTCGTCACCCATCGCACGAGCATCGATCAACTACGAGCATCGATCAACCTTCGTACTCGTGACGACGCGACTCGTTCAACACCAGTTCTTGGACCACGCGCGCACTCGGGATGTAGATCACTTGGCCCTTCATCGTACGGCCGAGATGGAGGGTGGGGTCGTAGCAGGCGTCGGGCTTGGGCTCCGGTTGGAAGTCCGCAATGACCCAGTAGAGCGAGCCCACGTTCTTGCGCTTGAGTCCCGGAGCGTCTTTCAGGGACGCGTAGAAGCGAGCGGCCAGCGTTTGCAGCGTGTCGCCCTCCTGAACCACGTGCTCAATGGTGTCGCTGAAAGGCTGATAGGTGAAGGGCTCGGGGTTCGACAGGTAGAGCACGTTCCGCTCATCAAAGAAGCCGTCACAGAGCCGGTAGCGCGACCATAGGCCAGGGGTATACATGCGGGCTCCTTACGTCGGCAGACTGATCAGGTCCGAGCCCGATTCGTAGTCCAGGTTGAGGTCACGGCGCTCTTCCAACTCGACGTCGACCGTGAAGTAGATCGGCAGCGGATCGCCTTCGGTCGAGAACTTGAGCACCTTGATCTTGAGACTCGGTTGCACACAGAAGAGCCGAATCCATCCCGGCCACACGAACAGCACGCGCCCCGGACCTTGCAACGTGAACTGGCCACTGTCATCGCTCACGCCGTACATGCCGGAGAAGAAGAAGGCCCACACGTTGCGCATCATCGCAGGTGGCAGTTGAGTCCCGTTGAACACGAGTTTGAACTTTGCGACCACGTTCCCGGTCCCCTTGTACTGGATCGGTTGGTAGCCAAGCAGCGGGACATCGTGACGGTTGAGGAGTGCCTGAAGGTTGATCTCCATCTCGTCGGGGTTGTACTGGGCTTCGAGCGTAGGGCTGTCCGGCGCATCCACGTGCACGAGCGACATCCGTTTGCGTGCAGCCATGTTCGCGAGCCTACCTCAACAGGGACTTGCGCATCTAGGAGTCGTGCCTATCTTGCTTGGCGGATAGGAGTTCCAGAAGATAGATATGTCGACGAACATCGTGATTCTCCAGGGTGCGCTCGGTGCCGATGCCGAGGTGAAGACCATGCCCAAGGGTGGGTTCGTGATGAACCTGCGCATTCCCACATCGGAGTCGTGGATCAAGGACGGCGCGAAGCAGGAACGCACGGACTGGCACAACTGCACTCAGTTCTTCCGCGAGGAGCCGAAGATCGCGCCCTACCTCACCAAGGGAAAGGCCATCATCGTGACGGGCAAGCTCCGTAACGAGTCGTACGAGAAGGACGGCGAGAAGAAGTACAAGACATACGTCCAGATCGAGCGCGTCGACTTCGTCACGGGTCAGAGCGGCAAGCAGGGTGGCGGTGACTCCGGTGATGCGGGCGGTGGTGGTCGTTCGGAGTCTCGCGGATCCGGCGGTGGGTACGCGAAGAGCGGTGGTGGCAGCAAGGGCAACAGTCGGCCAGCCCAGACGAGCATCCCGATCGATGATAATGCTGGTGGTGGGTTCGACAACGAGTCGGAAATCCCGTTTTGATCCGAACACCTACGCGCGAGTAACCGCACATGAACCTGACCACGCTTCCGACTCCACTCTTCAGTGATCTCGGCGAAGGGGCGTGGTTCTCGTTCACCAAAGGCTGGCTCGACAAGGCAGACTGCACACGCCTGTTCGATCAACTCAACCGCGAGACGCCTTGGGAACAGCGCGCCGTGATCCTTGCTGGAAAGCGCGTGCAGCAACCTCGCTTGGTCGCGTGGATGAGTGATCCTCCGGGACTCAACTACCGCTACTCCAACACCGACAACGTGAGCACCTCGTTCACGGATCCTGTGCGCGAGATTCGAAGGCGCCTGTGGAACACCGATTCGGGACTGCGGGCCTTCAACGCGTGCTTCCTGAACCTGTACCGCGATCATCAGGACTCGATCGGGCATCACAGCGACGATGAACCGTGTTTCGGAGTGGATCCGGTCATCGCATCGGTGTCGTTCGGGTCTACTCGGCGCTTCAAGATCCAGCACAAAGCCACCAAGGTCATGCGCGAACTGCGACTCGATGCGGGAGATCTGCTCGTGATGGGTGGCACGATGCAACGACTCTACACGCACGCGATCCCGAAAGAGGGTCGCGATGTCGGCCCGCGGATCAACCTCACGTTCCGCACCTTCCTGACCACGTAGATCGCACACTCGACGGTTGCGGATCCTCGCGATCGTGCGCAGGTTCCGAGGATGCCCTTCGCGATCGATACGACTCCCACCACAACGACGGCTCACGAGGACGGCCCGCGCTCCGGCAAGGTCGACAAGATCAAGTTCGTCAACTCCGAGAACGGATTCTGTGTCCTGTTCGTCAGCGTCAACGGGAAGCGCGAAACGTGGGTGGGGACGATGCCTCATGCGTTCGAAGGCGCGACGCTCAAGGCCGAAGGGAAATGGGAGCCATCGAAGTACGGCGGAGATCAGTTCCGCGTCACCAACTCCAGCACACCACCCCCGAAAGAGAAGCAAGCGGCGATCTCGCACATCGCTGGCCTGGTGGATGGAATCGGTCCCAAGACGGCCGAGAAGATCTACGAGAAGTTCGGCGAGGAAGTGTGGGCAGTCATGGAGAAGACGCCCGAACGAATGCGCGAAGTGGTGGGGCTCGGCGAGAAGAAAGCCGATGCGCTCTGCAAGGCGTGGAGTGGCCAGAAGGATCTCGGACGCGTCATCGTGTGGCTGCAAGGTCACGGACTCGGCACCGGACTCGCCAACAGGATCGTGAAGACGTACGGCAACCGAGCGATGGAGGTCGTGCAGAAACAGCCCTATCGACTGGCCATGGACATTGCGGGCATCGGGTTTCGCAAGGCCGATGAGATCGCACGAGGCATCGGGATCCAACTGACCGATCCGGAGCGTGTGCAAGCGGGCCTCCTGTACGTGCTGGAAGAGTCGTTCGTCGGGAATGGTCACTGTTTCGCGTGGGACAAGGATCTCATCGAGAAGGCCACGGAGACACTTGCGGTGGGCTCCGATCTTGTAGCCGAGGGGTTGGGTCGCCTGGAGAAGCGAGGCCGCGTTAAAACCGAAGTAGAGGGCACTGCGTCACGTGTTTTCCCGAAGCGACTGGCCGAGACGGAAGAGAAGGTGGCCTGGTACCTCGCGCGCCTGATGAAGACCGAAGGGAAGTTGCGCGGCACGTGGTACCAGCAGAGCAGTGGTGCTTCGTCGATGAGCCTGGAGAAGGCCGTCGAAGCAGCCATCGTAGAGACCGAAGCGGGTGGAATGAAGTTGAGCGAGGCACAGGCACAGGCGATGCGACTTCTGGCCACCGAGAAGGTGATGGTGATCACTGGTCCCCCGGGCACCGGCAAGACGGCTCTCATGAAGTGCATCCTGTCGGCGCTCAAGAAAGCGGGCGCGACATTCGATCAGGCAGCTCCGACGGGGAAGGCCGCGAAGAGGATCCGGGATTCGACTGGAGAATCGGCAAGCACGATCCATTCGCTCCTCGCGTACGACCCAAAAACAGGAGCCTTTACGCACAACGAGACGAACACACTCCCGATTGACGCACTGTGTTGCGACGAGCAAAGTATGACAGACGTTTCTCTGATGCGTCACATGCTTGCCGCTGTTCACCCCGAGTCGCGACTGATCATCGTGGGTGACGTCGACCAGTTGCCATCCGTCGGTCCAGGCGCAGTGTTGCGAGACATCATCGAGTCTGGCTCTGTCCCCACGGTGCGCCTCTCACACATCTTTCGACAGGCCGCGCGTTCGACGATCATCACGAACAGTCACGCGATCAACGCCGGGAAGATGCCCGTCAGTGACAATGCGACGGCTGGCACACCCGAGTTTCTCATCATGCCCGCGGAGGGACTCGACGATCCTGGGAATTTGATTGTCGACGTGGTCACGAGACTCATCCCGGAACAGTTTGGATTCGGAGCGGCTGACATTCAGGTGCTCTGCCCGAAGAAGGACGGCAAAGCAGGGGTCAATCCGATCAACACGGAGATCCAGAAGATCGTCAACCCAAACGGCAAAGCCTATCGGCGGGGCGAGTCGGAGTTTCGTGTGGGCGATCGGGTGATGCATCTGAAGAACGATTACGGCAGGAAGGTGTTCAACGGGGACGTCGGTTATGTGGCGGAGGTGTTCGACGCTGGCGCGAAGACAAAGACCACAGATCCGGTGCTGCGTGTCCAGTATGACGAGGGGTGGCTGGTGGACTACAGCGGGAAACAGATGCACGAACTGACACTCGCTTATGCGTCCACTGTTCACAAGTGCGTGGCGCCCGGAACGCTGGTTGACACGAGTGATGGTCTTCTGCCGATCTCGATGATCTCGCCGACGGGGAACGTGTCGACAAGCACTGGCGTGAAGCCGTACTTCAACTTCGTTCGCAACATTCCTCAGCCGACACTCCGGTTCCTGACGCGCGACGGATACCGCATCGAAACAACACTCGATCATGGGATGGTAGTCGTCCGCAATGGAGTGCCCGTTCAGATCGAGGCCAGCGAAGTGCAGACGGGCGACATGTTCCGGTTGCCGCTTGGCGTTCACTGCGATCGAGCGGGAGGTCGTCCACTGCCGAAGCCAACCAGTGGAGACGTGCGTGAGAGGGTCTACCGCACACCAGAATGCATGTCGGTCGAACTGGCGGAACTGCTCGGCCTCATGCTGGCAGATGCAATCACGAACAGGTACATCATCCGACTAATCAAACAGCACAACGAGGTGTCCGAAAGATTCAGAGACCTGCTTCATGCGGTGTTCGGGGCAGAAGCGAATGCGTGCAGCGGAGATGGAGCCGATGGGTACGAGATGTGCTCCACGTTCTTGTGCCGATGGTTCAAGCAACTCGGTGGACTACAGGCCAAGCGGAAGTCGATCCCTGAGTGCGTGATGCGTGGATCGCTGGAAGAACAGACGGCGTTCCTTCGCGGGCTCTTCGAAGACGGGTCAGCGCACGTGAAGAACGGCCGACTCGATCATGTAGAACTCGGAACAGAATATGCCGATGTTGCCGCGTTCGTTCGCGTTGTCCTGTTGCAGTTGGGAATCATCTCTGGAACCACGACCAGTCAGTTTGACCACATCAACAAGGTCGAAATCTACGGCGAACACGCGCATCGCTTCGGCAAGATCGTCGGGTTCATCTCGAAGTTCAAACAGGATCGAGTTCGCGTCTCTGGAGGGAGGGACGGGTACAAGGTTCCTCTCACCGTCGAAGAGATGGAGGCGTTGTGCTGTCACGGCGCGTCCAAACAGGAGCGCGTTACCCTCCGAAATAAGAAACATGTTCGCCGGTGGAGACTTGCGGAGTGGCTGAGTACCATGCCGGAGTCGAGCGTGAAGGCTGCCCTGCAAGACAAGTTGCAGTTCCACTACTCGCCCGTGACCAAGATCGAAGCCAGCGAGTCAGAGACCATGTGCATCGAGGTCCCGGATGGTCATCGATTCGTGCAGGCCGGAATGGATCACTCAAACTGCCAGGGATCACAATATCCAGCGATCGTGATGCCCGTCCTGACCTCGCAGTTCATCATGCTGTCGCGCAACCTCGTCTACACCGGCGTCACGCGCGCACAGAAACTCGTCGTGCTGGTGGCCGAACAGAAGGCCATGAAGATCGCGCTCGCAGAGACCCGCAAAGAGCAGCGCAACACCCGCCTGGCATACCGAATCCAGCAAGCCATGGAAGCCGCGCTGTAGACCCCGCCACGTGTCAGCAAACGGTCATCCTTACTCGGACTCAGCAGGGGCGTTGTCGGCGTATCCACGATCGGCTTCGTCTGCCGCTGCGCCTGCCGTAGAGGATGCGACCGTGCGGCCCGAGATGTTGACGTCCACCTTGATCGGTCGGTTCGCAAGGTTGTTGATCGCACTGATCATTGGCGCGTAGTCGTTCATCGATCCACGGACCACTGGATCCAGGCCGACTGCCATACCGCGTGTATCCATCGTCGCATCGTTGGTCGCAAACAGACTGTCCGCGGGTGCCGTGAGTTTCTCGGGCACGACGTTGTTCGGCCCGACTCCGTTGACTGCATTGCGCGCATCGGTGGCTTTCGAGTCCAGGCCCATACCCGACTTGAACTCGCCGATGAGGGACTCCTTGAAGTCTTTGATGCCCTTCGAGAAACCCCATTCCTGACCGAAGATCGCACCGAACCAGTCAAAGAGGGCGCCTGCGATCTGACCAAGCGATCCGAGTGCACCGACGATCGCTGTGATCGCTCCGAAGGCCACGCGTTTGAAGCCGTTCCAGACCATCGTGCCGTTGAGGGTGAACACGCCATAGATGATCTCTCCGAGTCCGACGATCACGTTGCCGACGCCGAGGAACATGCTCTTGGCAAAGTCGAGTGCACCACCGATGACGGAACCGACGTTGCTCCAGATGTTCGCGATGTACCAGCCGATGCCCGTGAGCGAACCGCCACTGCTCTCGCCGGCAGCCGTGAGCGAATGGAACTCGTTGATGATCTCGCCGAAGAATCCGAAGTAGCCACTGAAGGCATCCCCGATCCCGCTGAACGTCGACTTGAGGCGATCCCACGCACTGATCACGCCGTTGGTGAACTGGATCATGCGCGTCAGTCCAGCCACGATGAGAACGACTGCGTTGGCCACCGTGGTTCCAAACGACTGGCCTGATGCGTTGCTCTTCGCAAACTCTCCAGACATCTTGTCGCCGTCGATCGCTTCCGTGAGGCCCGAGAAGTTCCCCATGAGCAACTCGATCGATGCACTGAAGTCGTGGAAGATCGGGCCGGCGCTCTTGATCGATTCCTTGAACCCACTCACGAACGAGTCGATGAATGACTTGACCTGATTGAACGTCGCGTAGAGGCGGCCGATGAACGCGAGCAATCCAGCGTTTTCGGTTTTCGAGAGTTCATCCGCGACAGGCCCCGAGATCTGACCCGACGTGAACACCTGCGCGAAGCCGAGAACGATCAGTTTGGCCGAGTTGAACTTGTCCGCGAGGAAGGTTCCGAAGCCACCGACGTCGTTGTCGAATGCCACTTTGAAGCCTGAGAAGACGGCCGTCAGTCCACCGAAGACGACCGCAAGTCCGGCAACGATCGGCCCGAGTGTTCCAAGCGATCCCACGATCGACATCACAGGCCCCGCAATCGCCGACACCGCAGCACCCACACCGATAGCAGCAACCGCGAACGATGCCAGACCAGCCGCAGCGATAGCGATCTTGGCGAGAAAGACCTTCATCTCGTCGGGCATCGACTGAATGACTGCGATGAGCCGGTTGACGCCACCGATCACGGCCTCGACAGCGGGCCGGAATGCCTTCGTGAGCGGCTGTCCGAGCACGACGCCCAACGTCTCCATGCTGCCGCGCAAGAGCGTCTTCTGACCTTCAAAGGTGTCGAGTTTGCGGTTTCGAAACTCGGCAGCAGCGCCCCCATTGTCCGAAGCTGTTGCCATGCGAGTACGAAGGTCCGCAATCGCTTCGAGTCCAGAAACGGTCTTTCCTGCGGCGCTCGTGATGCCCTTCGTCATCTGAGCACTCATGTTGGAGAATGCTGTCAAACCGAACTTGCCGAACAGTTCCATCGCCTTTGCGGATCGGGCAGCATCGTTCGGGATCTTCTTCTTCATGGCCAGATCCACTTCGTAGATCACGTCCATCATCGGGCGAAACTTACCCGCCGCATCCGTGACGCTAACGCCAAGATCGGTTTCAAACTTCTTGCTGTTCTTCGCCATCATGAGCAGCGCGGACGACACCGCCGAGGACGCCACGCTCGCATCAACACCGGCGTTTTTCACGAGTCCGATCGATGACAACATTTCATCCATCGACTGACCCGTGACGATGGCACCACGAGACACGTTGCCGAGTGCCTGTTGCAGATCGTTTGCCGTGAGTGCGGTCGCGTTACTGATCCGGAGCAACTTGTCTGTCGCGTTTGCAGCGGCGCCCATGTCGAGCCCGAAGATCTTGACGCTGGCGCTCATCGTGCCTGCGGCCTGTGCCACGGAAATTCCGCCGGCTGCCGCGAGGTCGAGTGTCGGAATCAAAAGCGTCGTGGCTTCCTTCGCGTTGTAGCCAGACTGCGCCAACACCTCCAACCCCTGAGCGGCTTCGATTGGCGAAAACTGCGTGTCGATGCCGGCTTTGATGGCTGCTTTTTCGAGCAACTTCATGTCTTCGGCGCCCTTCTTCCAGCCGATGTTCATGAGCGCGCCCGCCGCAACGACCGTCTGATCGAACTTCCCGGCCAACGATGTGACGCCCTCGAATGCAGTGAACGTACTGCTGACACCCTTGAGAGCCACCATCGCAGTCGTGACCCCACCGATGACGTTTTGCAGGCCCGAGAAACCACCCGCTCCACCACCCTTCTTGCTGCCACTCTTTCCGATCGATGGACGTAGTTGTGCGCCGGCCTGCCCCATCGCTTGGCCCATCATCTGACCCGAACGCGAGATGTCCTGTGCGCCCGCGGTGATCTGCGCGCGCATCTGCTGAAAGGACGCAATGACCTTCGTCGCAACCGGAGTGAACCGATCTTGAAGGGAGATCTCAACGCCAAGTCCGAGCGATTGTTGGAGCGCCACGAGCCGAGGATGCCTGATGTGGCGCGGGATTGTTAGGTGTGCTTCTTGGCGTTGGCGGACTTGCGAATGGACTCGGCTTCGGCCTCGCGACGGTTCTGGACCATCACGACATGCGAGATCAGTTCATCCATCGACATGCTCAAGAGATCTTCTCGACTGTAGCGCGAGCCAGACCCGCCTTCCTGTGCCCACGTGGCCTCGAAGCTGAGTTTCGTCCACATGTCGTGATTGACCTCGGAGTAGAGGAACGACCACAGAAACTCCATGCCAGCGTACGGCGTGATCGATCTCGCAGGCAGATCGAACACCGCATCGCCTAGCGCATCCTCGCCCGCTTCAACATTTCCGATACGGTGGTTCGGCGCGAAGCGAAGATCTGCCCGAAAGGGAGCGACTGCGCTTGGTGGACCCCGCATTCGCTGCATACGAGTTCGATCAGCGAGTTGAGGCCGTAGTTGTCGCGGTCGATCTGCGCAATGAGATCGTCCACGTCGTCCATGCTGAGCGACTGTGCCCAGTGCCAGATCGCTTGTGGGGTCTGCACGCGATCCCCGATGGTCGGCACGCGCACCACATGCTTCGCGAGGAGTTCCACCACCGTCTCTTCGCTCTGCCCCTGCTTCTCCATGAGTCGAGCGAACGGAGCATCGCGCTGCTGGGTCGGTGGCAGCCAGAAGACTTCCTTGTTGCCGCGGTAGGTTGCGACGAGTTCCTTGCCCTCGATCAGTCGCTCGTAGACATCGTCCGAGATGGGCGTGTGGTTCGCGAGGAGTTCATCGGTGTCGACCTGCCACTTGACGATCTCCAGGCAATGACTGCACGTGTAATCGAAGTTGACGCGATCCCCGTAGCGACGATCGGCAGCGGGTTCGTCGTTGACCAGTTCCACATTCCCATCGTCGGCAATGAGGCGCCGGAATGAGCCCTTGTAGAGCCCCAAGATGGCGTAGAACACGTCACCCCACGGCACGCGCTCCCAATTCGCCTTGGACGTCGCAGAACCGATGACGACCTCCTTGTACGGGCCGGTGTCGGTCGTGCTCACCTGACAGGCTTTGAGGAGCGCGAAGAGGCGTTCCTGTGCGGTGTGTTTGCCCTTGCCGATGAGCGACATCTCCTTGGCTCCGATGGGCCGGAACAGGAGGGACGCGCGCGAGGGCAGAAGGACAGTGAAGGTGTCGGAGATGGGTTCGACCTCGGTGGGAGATCGGTACGGATCGGGAGTCGGCATAGGCCCCATCCTATCCGGAACGAAGGGCCGACTCAACCGAAGTCGTGCGGGTCAGTGCGTAGTGCGTGTCAGGAGATTTTCTCGCGCCGGGAGACTTCGAGGAACTTGACGGTGGCCTTCTCTTCCATGGCCTCGTCCTCGCTCTTCGCATCGCCTTCGAAATCGCTGTACTTGGTGATGACGCAGCGCCGGACAGCACGCTTCGCGACATCCTTTCCGGCGATCACGTAGTAGAGCACACCGTCCTTCTCTTCCTTGGAGTCGGCCCAGTCTTGCAGGAAGTCATCGTCCACATCCGACTGCTTGGCGAACTCGATCGGTGTGTACTTGAACTTGTTGATGAAGTGGTCAACGGTCGTTTCCGCGCCACCTTCCTCGATGTCAATGACCGTGAACTCCTTCTCGAAAGCGCCGACCGACTTGCAGCGCAGATCGATCCCTTCCACTTCGAAACGGAAGCCACTCTTGGGTACGATGCGACGCGGGGTACCAATGCCACCCATGATTCTGCCTCACTCCTGATTCTGCCGAAGCCGTTGATGGATGGCAATCACGCTGCCTCGAATGCGCTCACCAACTGAGACAGCGGCGAGATGGTGATGACGATGAACTTCGCAGCGGGACTCGTGTTGAGACCGATATTGCCGAGTACGTAGCCCGCATCCACCACGTCATCGGTGTTGATGCCCTTTCCGAAGTCGATGAAGTACGCCTTGGTGCGGTCCTTCGTTCGGAATGCGCCGTTCTCCGTGAGTCGACGAAGGTAGTTCTCTGCGGCACTCGTCATGCGCTCGTAGAGTCCGTCGTTGATGTTGAGTTGACGCAGGTTGTCGTACGAAGCGCTCATGTCGTTCGTGACAGCCATGACACCGCGCGACTCACCCACCGTCGGGAACACGCCTTCCGAATTGAGGGTGTCCGAGCCATCGAGGTAGATCGGCTTCCCACGCTCCGCACGCACCACACAGATGTTGTCGTCGTGCAGAAGACCGCGCGTTGCCTTGTCCTCACCCTCACGCGTTTCGATGCCGAGCGCCGTGCGAATCTGACCGTTCGACACGCTGGGCTGATCGAATGCGCCCCCAACCTTCGCAGCCGACACCCGCGCGTGAATGCCGACCACCGCGCCCTCGACAGGAGCGAGAACCGTGGCCGCACTCCCGAAGATGCTCGTGTCCGGGTTCGCGACGTAGATCCGAGGCCACACGAAGCGACCGATCTCCGTCAGGCCCTTGAGCAGCGCCGTCGACGCCACGTAGGTGCGAATCTGTGCCGCCGTGTAACCGAGAGGCGCGCCCATGACAGCGAACGTCCGACCTTCCCGGTAGATCTCGCAGTACGTCACGAGGCCGTTGTGCACAGCCGCCGTGGACCGACCAGGCACCGCGATCTCATCGATGCGACCGACCGGATCGAAACACCGCAGGCCCGTTCGGCTGGCGCTTGTCTTGGTGCCCGTGAAGTCCGCATCGGCCAGCGAGGTGAGCCCATCGTTGCCGCCCGCGAGAGGCCCGTACGTCCCATTGGCGGGGCGATCGTCCGGCGGAGTGAGGGAAGTCGTCTCCACCACGATCGAGACCACCGAGGAGGCGCGCTGGCCCGTCACGCCCGTGTTCACCACCGTCTCCGCGAAGAGAGGGTCGAGCGGGTCCGTGCTCAGGTTGATGAACGACTCGAAGAGGACGCCACTCTTGAGCACCTTCAGATCGAAGCGCGATGCGGATCCGTTCGTCGCGTCGGCCACCACCAGAGAGTAGTCGTGCGCATAGGTTCCATCCCACTTGCCACTGATCGTGAGAACCGTTTCCTCACCACCAACCGTGCCCGAGTGGATCGCGTTGTCGAATCCGAAGTAGCCAAACGACGTGGACGCGCCCGTGACTTGGATGCTCGACGAAGATCCCGTGGTGTTGCTCGTGATGAGAGCCGCGTCACTGCTGTTCGTGACCGTGCATCCAGCGACCGCCAGTTCGACGATCGTTTTGACCTCGGTGATGGTCACAGCGCGCAGGTTGGAGACGTTGCCTGTTCCAGCGATGTTGCCCGTGGTGAACGAGAGAGCACCGTTCGCCGTGCCGCCCGTGACGTTGATGCCCGATCCAGTGCCGAGTCGGTTGCTGCTGATCTTGACCGCGTTGGCTGACACCTCTGCGAACGCACCGATCGTATTGGCCGCAAAGTACGCATTGAACACCGACACAACCTCGGCGGGTGTGGCTGCGGTGTTGTCGACGAAGGCCGATGCAGCGAAGGGGATCGTGAGGACCGTTGCCGATCCATCCACCCGCAGCGTGATCGTGTTGCCGTCGGTGATGTTGTACGTGCCCGTGGTCGAGGTTCGCGAAGCCGCGGTGCCCGTGAAGGTGGCCGTTGCAGCACCCGCCCCATCGACCTTGACAAGAAGCGTCAGACCCGAGGCAGGAAGGCTGTAAGGACCGAGGTTGTTGGCCAGCGCAGCGCCAGCCGTGGGAGCCAGATCGTCCGTCACGATGGCTGTCGATGCGGCCACACTTGCGCGAGACGACGTGTCCCCTGGCGTCGAGCAGTGGACGATGCGCGAGACGAAGCATTGCTGTCCGCCCTCATCGAAGAACGTCTTGATCGCAAGAGGAAGATCCTGCGCGTTGGCCGAGAAGCCACCGTAGATCGACGTGTACTCGGGGTACGACGTGATCGGACTCTCACCGTCCAAGTTCGCAACGCCGATCGGTCCCATGGTGGCGATACCCGCGAAGGCTGCCACGACCACACCGATCGCCGGGATGCGCGTGCGGTTTTGCTTCGCGCGCTGAAGAATGACTCGGGATGCTCCGCCGGTAGCCATGGTTGCTCAGTTCTCCTCGACAGTGACGTTGGTCTTCGATGCCTTCTTCTTGCTCGGCTCGATGAGCGGTGGGGCAGGTTCCGTGCTGACGCTTGGAGTGGGTGCGATGCCCGGCTCGACAGGTGCGCTCTCCACAACCACTGGAGCACTCACAGACTCCCGCTGGCGCTCCACGATGAGTTCAACCGGCTGCGCACGAAGGGTCGCTTGGATTGACGGCGCTTGCAGGATCGACTCGGGGTAGAAGTCACTCGCATCGCCCGGCGTTCCGCGAGCACAGAGCGTGATCGTCGTGGGGAAAGAACGCGTCTCACGAGCGAGTTCCACCTTCATGGGTCCGCCGAGTGGATCGATCGAGCGGGTCACCCTCGCGACCTTTTGCGGATCACTGGCAGGCACTCCACACGAAGGCGGAATCTCGAAGTGCACCATTCGGCGCGCACGGTTGATCAGTCGGACTTGCACGGTCGCAGGTTCATGGCAATTCCCGCGCAGTGCAAGAGGGTTGCTTATCGCAGCGTCGATGTCTGTTGGGAGAGGTCGTATCGCTTGCGCGCTTGCTCACACGCCGCATCGGATCGTTCGGCCGTCAACTCCAACTCGCGCAAGGCCGCTCGATGACGCGCGAGAGCCACACGATCACTCTCACGCACCAAGATCGCTTCGTACCAGGCCCGTCCCGCAGTGTCCGCCTCAGGAGAAACAATGGCGTACTCGATCACAAGTGCGACTTCCGCAGACTGTAGTTGGCCATCTTCTTCGTGACGTCGATCGTGCCAGCGTGCGTGAGCCAGTCCGGGGCATCGGTGAACGTGCCGAAGTCGAGTCCAGGTGGCGCTTCGAGAAGGACTTGCTGAATCGAAACAGCGTACGTGGCCACCATCTGATCTGTGCGACCGATGCGCCCCGAGAACTGCGATCCACTCGGGTCCGTGAGGTAGGGATACGTGATGGTGCCCTTGCTCGCGTCGTTTGGATCACGCAGCACCGTGACGCCTTCGTTCGTCGTGAAGTGGTGTTCGACCAACTCGATGAGCGAAGTCAGTTCGTCAATGCGCGTGGACACCATGGCCAGCGTCAAAAAGATGTCCTTCTTGATCGGAGGTCGACGCACGATCACGAGTCCATTGCCACCATCCACTTCGATCTTCTCTTTGCGCGAATCCTCCGAAGGCACGATCGACACTTCCGTGATCGCGATACCTGGCAACTCCGCAAG